ACATATGATTACTCAAATGTGGATGGACGGTGCTAACGGCTTCGGCAAATTAAAGATTTTACCAACTCCAATGGGTCAGTTAGTGACTACAATGTTGGAGAGTGGTGTTAAACTCGGCGTCAGCAGTCGTGGTAGCGGAAACGTGAATGACTATGATGGCAAAGTAAGTGACTTTGAAATAGTCACTGTAGACATTGTTGCTCAACCAAGCGCACCCAATGCGTATCCTAAGGCAATTTATGAAGGCATGATGAATATGCGTCATGGTCATAAGTTGTTGGATATTGCTAAAGACGCACAGGGCGACAAAAAAGTAGAGAGATACTTGAAAGAGGAAGTAATGCGCCTTATCAAGGATCTTAAAATCAAATAAAGGGGAAACAGCATGTTTGATGCTATCAAGCCATTACTTGAAAGTGGACTAATTGACAATGAAGTCGGTGCTCAGTTAAATGAAGCATGGGAATCAAAGTTAAATGAAGCCCGCCAACAAGTTCGTGCGGAACTACACGAGGAGTTCGCACAACGTTATGAACATGACAGAATCGTGATGGTTGAAGCCCTTGACAAGATGGTTACAGACAGCTTATCAGAAGAAATTGAAGAATTTCGTGCTGAAAAGGCTGCAATGAACGAAGACCGTGTAAAAGGTCAACAAAAACTACGTGAACACGCAACTAAATTCAATGACTTCATGGTTACTAAACTAGCCGAAGAAATCAAAGAATTGCGTGCTGATCGTCAAATTGCTAAAGAAAGTCAGCAAAAGCTAGAACAATTTATTGTTCATGCTCTAGCACGTGAAATCAAAGAATTCGCACAAGACAAACAAGCAGTTGTTGAAGCAAAGGTCAAGTTAGTTGCAGAAGGTCGTAAGCAATTAGAAGCATTGAAAGCACGTTTTGTTGCTGAAAGTGCCAAGAAAGTTAGCGCCGCTGTAGCAGGTCAGTTAAAGGGTGAAATGAGCCAATTGAAAGAAGATATTAAAGTTGCTAAAGAAAATAACTTTGGTCGCCGTATTTTCGAATCTTTCGCTAGTGAATTCTCTGTTACTCACCTAAGTGAGAAACAAGAAACACGTAAGCTAATGCAAGCATTAGCTGAGAAGGATCAACAATTAGCTGAATCACAGAAACAGATTGAAAATACTAAGAAATTAGTAGAGTCAAAAGAACGTGAAGTTCGCATTATCAAAGAGTCTAACCTTCGTGAGAAGACTATGGCTGATTTGCTAGGTACTCTAAATGAGGAAAAGGCAAAGACAATGCAGAGCTTACTAGAAAGTGTGCAAACAACTAAGTTGCAAGCCGCATTCGATAAGTATCTACCAGCAGTACTTAATACTGGAGCAGAAAAGAAGTCTGTAAAGACTTTAATCAGCGAAAGCAAAGAAGTAACTGGGGATAAACAAGCTGCCAAACAAGAAATTGAAGTCGAAGGACGTGATAACGTCATCGATATCAAGCGTCTGGCAGGGCTATAAAAATTAAAGACATACATTTAGGAGAAATAATAATGTCAAAAGTTCTATTAGAAAGCCGTTGGGACGAGACCAAAGATGCCCTGTTAGAAGGCTTAAAAGGCACTCGCCGCTCAACTATGGGTGTTATCTTAGAAAACACTAAGAAACAACTTCTTGCTGAAAGTTCAGCAGGTACAACAACAGCTGGTAACATCGCTACATTAAACCGTGTGATTCTTCCAGTTATCCGTCGTGTAATGCCAACAGTTATCGCTAACGAGTTGGTTGGTGTTCAGCCAATGACTGGCCCAGTTGGTCAGATCCATACACTACGTGTACGTTACGCACAAAGCTTAGTTGATAACTCTGCTGCCGCAACTAGCGTTACTGCTGGTCAAGAAGCATTGAGCCCATTCACTATCGCTCAAGCATATTCACGCACACCTCAATTGCAAGATACAGCTACTGGTTACACTGGTAACAACACAGCGGCTCTTGAAGGCAACGGTGGTAAGCAAATCAGCGTACAAATCTTGCGTCAAGCTGTTGAAGCTAAGTCACGTAAGTTGCAAGCACGTTGGACATTTGAAGCGGCTCAAGACGCTCAAAGCCAACATGGTATTGACGTTGAAGCAGAAATCATGGCCGCTCTAGCACAAGAAATTACTGCTGAAATCGACCAAGAAATTCTATTGTCTCTACGTACTCTAGCATCTACAGAGTATACATACAACCAAGCTACTGTATCTGGTACAGCTACTTACGTTGGTGACGAACACGCTGCCCTAGCTGTTCTAATCAACCGTGTTGCTAACTTGATCGCACAACGCACTCGTCGTGGTGCTGGTAACTGGGCTGTTGTTTCTTCTGCGGCTCTAACTGTTCTACAGTCTGCAACTACTTCTGCATTTGCACGTACAACAGAAGGTACATTCGAAGCTCCAACAAACACTAAGTTCGTTGGTACATTGAACGGCGCTATGCGTGTGTTCGTTGACTCTTATGCTCCTGATACAACACCAGTATTGGTTGGTTACAAGGGTTCTAGCGAAACTGACGCGGCAGCATTCTATTGCCCATACATTCCATTGATGAGCAGTGGTGTTGTTCTAGATCCATCAACATTCGAACCAGTCGTATCATTCATGAC